CGACTAAGTTCCATAGAAACAGAATGGGACGTTTTTAAGAAATACACGAATCCGTACGAATATATACACACCGTAGTTCCATTCAAGAAAAAATGTGTATCCAAGTACAACCCGCTATCGCGGTCATATTTTAAAATGATAGAAATTATACAAATGTTTCATCTACAATACGACTCCAAGCCGATTCGCACATTTCACTTGGCCGAGGGTCCTGGCGGATTTATCGAAGCGATTACAAAATTGCGTCATTGCAAACACGACACATATACTGGAATGACAATCATTGACAATGAAAATGACCCGAATATACCAAGTTGGAAGAAAACAGACAATTTTTTAAAGCAGAATCCGAATGTATGCATTGAAACGGGTGCAGACAATACTGGGAATATATTATCGTTGCAAAATTTTGATTATTGTAAGACCAAATATGCATCGTCAATGGAGCTAATTACCGCGGACGGAGGATTTGATTTTTCAATTGATTTCAATAAGCAAGAAATACACATTGCAAACCTATTATTTGCCCAAATGTGTTTTGCGTTGGTGATGCAGCGGGCGGGTGGAACATTCATTTTAAAGATTTTCGATTGTTTTATGCCGCATACAGTGGATATATTATATATACTGTCTTCCTTCTATGAAAACGTGTATATTGTCAAACCACATACAAGTCGCTATGCAAATTCCGAAAAATATGTAGTGTGCAAAGGGTTTATATATAATTCTTGTAGTCCGTTTTTTTCAAATTTACATAAAGCATTTGAAAAAATGGCAAACGCGCCAGATACGCATTATGCGGCTCGGTTTTTAGACTGTATCATTCCGCTACATTTCATCACCAAAGTGAATGAATATAACTCGGTATTTGGTCAACAGCAATTGGAAAACATCTATTATACAATGACACTCATTCAAAAAAAAACAAAATATGATAAAATCGAAACGCTAATTCGTAATAATGTACAGAAATGTCAAAATTGGTGCACAAAACATAACGTTACATTCAATTCACTATAACTGATTACTTGCAGAACCGCATCTCACCAGTCGCCGTAACGGTTGGGGTATTCGGGTTAGGATAGCCGAGTTTATCTTTGATAGTATATCCATTTGCAGGAACGCCATAAGCAAGTGCATTTGATACGTGCATTCCGTATGCGGTTCGGTACGAAGCCGCAGAACTTGTTATCGTGTCATATCGTCTACGTGCGATTCTTGAACTAGACGTTACTGCCCCCTGTTGCGCAAATTGCGGATTATTGGGTTTGTAGTATACTCTGTTGCCCTCTGGTTGCAAAGGAGGAAGAGACGTTCCAGTAAATATCGTGACAGTTGTATTTTCATTTGTCTCGGGATAATTTCCATTAGCAAATCCAATTGCATTTATAAAGCTATTATTAAGTATAGTAATTTGGGGAGTAGTTATTTCGGTCGGGGTTGTCCACGCAGTTGTTTCGACTACACCTAATGCGCCAGTAATTAATGCCTTTCCATAAAAATTGGCCGTAACGATGGATGCGCTTATAGGAGAAACTGTCAATTCAACTAAACCACTACTGTTATTAAGTGCAAAGTTGATCAAAAATACATTTGTTAGGTTATCTAACCGACGATAGTAATGATCATTTGCAATCATAGTATTGTGCAAGACGTCGTTTATATCATTGATATCGTAGTAGCCAATAGGTACTGTTACAGTAACTTGGGTGGGAGGTGTAATGTTCTCATCATTAACAATATTTGGTTGGTTTACCCACGTATATCGGAAACTAGTAGCCGCCGAAATATACAGTTTTTTGCAATCCGTAAGAGTATTTGTCGCATAAATATTATTAGTTGATAAACTGTCGCCTGGCTTGGAGGATGTGTTGCCGACCCGAGTATAATAAAACTGATTTTGGTTAAACCCACGATTGCGACTATTAATATATTGTTGCGAATTTGTATAGTACGTTTGCTTGCTGGTAGATAAGTCGAATTGTTTCCGCATCATTCCGCCACTACGTAATCGGCGTAGCGCGTTTGATTGAGAGCTGCTGCCAGTGCTCGCACATACATTGTCGCAGGCGCTGCCTGGGCGTTCACTTGAATTTTCGGTTAAATTAAAGTCTATAGTATTAACTAAACCACCTGCATTTACCGCAGAGTTAGTAATGCTGCCACCAGGAGCATTTAGAACGTCTATTCGTATTGCTGACCGTTGTTTGCAATTCGTTTCAGTTGGAAAGGCTATTTCACGACGATAAATCTTCAATGGAAGACGATTGAATATATTTGTTCCAACGGTTACGGCAGAACTAACGCCGCCATTTTTTCGGATGTAACTTGTAATTTGGTTAAATGTTCGTCCTTTCCAAGATACAATTCCATTTAGACCAATATTAGAATTCGAAGACATGTAATAATATATACTATAATATTATATTATTAAATGAAGTTTTTGGCGAAATATAACAAATTGGTACTATCAGGCATAGTCGCATTTTTTGTGGCGATGCTTATAAATAATCTCATATTTACTATGCGGGAGGGTCTGGAAAATCCGCCTGCATCAACGCCCGCTGCGCCAGCAGTTCCGAGCGAACAGCAGAAAGCATCAGTGAAAACGATCAATGAATTGCAAACTGAAATGGCGACATTAAAGTCGGAGTTGACTACACTAGAAAAGGTGGTTAGTCTTAACCAATCCAAAGTAGATGCGTTAAAGGTGCGAATACAATCGAAACAGACCGAGATTGACACAATTCAAAGTAAAATAGAGGTTGACAATCTTGCTACTAGCGTTCCCGCATAAAATATTGTAAGTAAACAAGATAAACGATAATTCATTTACACTATTAGTAAAAATGAATATTACACTGAACCCATCTACATTTTCATTATCTGAAATTTTTCTAGCCGATAAGAAACGAAACGTATTAATTAATGGATATTTCACCAAGATTTTATATTCAAACCAATATCTTGTACTAAACTCCATATATTATCATATTTCATTCGTATCTAGCAGCATAATATCAACAGAAAATGAGTTGTTTATGCAGTACGACATCTGCAATGCACGGAATATTTGCATAATCAAAGAATTGTCTGATATTGAATATAAATTACTTGACTATTATAAGCATTTCTATAATCTACCAGTTAATATTTCAACTAGTATAGAAAAACGACTGCAATATGGTAAAATTAAATTGTATTGTGAAGACAATAATGCAATCACGTCCAACACGCAAGTGGTTATTAAAATATCAGGCATTTGGGAAACGGCGCACGAAATTGGATTAGCCATTAAGTTTTTTCCAGCCGCCCGCGTAAACCCATCGGCACAATGAACGATGGCGAGATCGCTACATCTAACCCATTCTGCCAAATGCTGGTCGTCTTCGTCCTAGAAAGGGAGTATTCCCATTTATGACGTTTGCGACAGAGTGGGGTCTGGTAATAATGCTATCATCTGGAATTTTCGGTTCAAATGCAGTGACATTGACAAATCCAGACTCTTCATCGACATTGTACGTTAGATCTCTTATGTCGCTAAATCCATCAGCAGTATTGCTTCTATATGCATCAAATTCTGTACGGCTTACATTGCGAGTATCTCCATCACTTAATTGTAAAATATTTCCATCTTTAATTGGATAAAATTGGGAATAATCTATTTTTAAACCGACTTCATCTACACGTATTTTTAATAAATTGTCTTCATATCCCCACGCCCAAAAGTTAGGATATCCGCCACTTTTTTCAAAATCGCCAGCAGTTATTGAGACAATTCCGCCCAGCGTAAATTTAAAACCATAAAAATGTTTTACTACACCAGGAACGGTATCATATTTTAAAAAGTTCTTCGTATATGGCATTGTATCAACATCATTGAATACGAGAGTAATATTCTTGTAATCATTTGGATATAATTTCTTGACAACTATGAATCCTATATTTTTCATTGCCCCGCGATTAAATTTGCGTTCATCTTGTTGGTGCAATATATATATCTTATAATCTGTTTTTGGAATAGTAGATAAAACCTTATTCATTTGTTCTTTGAAAAAATGCAGGTGTTGAGCGCGATCTCGGTACGGAACAATAAATATCATTTTTGGTACAATTTTATCAGATGGTGAAGCAATTGTATTTATGTTTAAATTTGCTGGCATAGGTTCTGGAATAGGTGCGGGCGCTTGAACTGGTTCTGATTCTGGCAATGGTTCTGGCACTCGTTCTTTTACATGCTCTTGTGCGGGCGCTTGAACTGGCAATGGTTCTGGCAATGGTTCTGGCACTCGTTCTTGTACAGGCTCTTGTACAGGCTCTTGTACAGGCTCTGGCAGTGGTTCTTCTACAGGCAATATAATAGGTTCTGGAACGGGTTCTGGTACAGGCGCGGGTTCTGGTATATGTTCTTGTACAGGCGCAGGCAATGGTGCTGCTATAACTGGTTCGGGCGAAGGTTTAATAGTCTTCTTTTTTAGCAACATAGCGGCAATGTGTGCTTGCATCTGGTCTTTCTATACTATACACAAATAAAAATATTTAGACAAGCAAGCGTCTATCTTATTATTTGTATTTATCTAAAATTGCGGATGGTAATAATGTGTCGCGTATCATTTCCAGTTTTTTATAGCATTTGTTGATTGTTACTTCACTAACCCCCGACACAGTTTTAATGTCTGTTCTAGTAACAGTTAAACTGCACGTTTGTGAAATAAAGTATATGATTCCTGCGGAAATTGCATGAGGAATATTGTCGGTAATAATATTATTTTGTTCAATCTTGAATGCTATGAACTTGGATAACATCGTTAATTCCTGATTAATGCCCAATTTACTGCAATATCTTTCAATGAATGAACTTGGCAATGTAATACATAAATCCGACTGGTGCGACGGGTCAATCTTACGTTCAATATTGTGCAGGATATTTACAGCAACAGAACATCCATTCGTCGCGCTCGTTTTATCCAATTTGAAAATTTCAGCGATTTCGTGTGCTGTGCGAGGGCAACCATTCAATCTGCACGAAATGTAAATAGATGCGGCTTTAATGCCATCGCGATTGATTCCTCTGAACATTTTTTGTTCAGAAATGTCCTTGTGAATGCTAACTGCATCATCTATGAATATTTTAGGTATGCCTGCATTTTGAGCCATAACAGTAATAAACTGGAATTCTTCATATAACGATTTTTCCTTATGTGGCATGGATTGCCATTCGGTCCATTTGCGTATCTTCTTCATTTCATATGAAGACTTGTTGGTACACATTACGGTACATCCGAATGAGGATTGCGCTAACAATGGGTTAATTGGATTTCCACATCGGGTTGGGTCTTTTGCATTTTTATCTTCGCTGCCGTAAAACCGCCATTCTGGCGAAAAATCAAGTACGTCTTTGTACATAACGCCGCACGCAGTATTTACACAAGTCGGAAATCCATCCTCCATAATGATTAGCGACGAATTGCACAGATTGCATTTATCGGGGTCTTTTGTATATACACATTCTATATTCGTATTGTCTGTCGCTGCATTGTCGTGCAATATAGACTGCGCGTCAATATCAAATACATCCCATAATTTAGATTTATCAGCTTCGGAAATGTCGTTCTTCTTCTTTTGTGTTTTACGATAGGTTTGCGGGACTTGAATTGCTTGATGGTTCATTGGGGGATTCGATATTACAATAATGATTGATACTAATAATTTAGTCTAACCGCATTCAATTTTCTTTTATGTGTATATATTATAGAAACGCGGACATGACAGAATATATAAAACATAAAGTAGCGGATGCCATATCGTTAACCGTTACAGATACTGGAAAAACAATGGCGCAGCGAATAGCCGACGAAACGTGCAAGTTGTTAGAATCCAAAATAGATGAAGTTATAACTAAAATCACAGATGGTACACTTGATAAATTACGAAGAAAGATAGACAGTGAGGAATTTAGTGAGAAATTTGTGAACGTCCTTCAACAAAAACTAATCGACGGGCAACCGCCAGATGATCCGTTTTTAAATAAATTTATAAAATTGTTTGATAATGTAATCGAAAAGGCGATCAATAACTACGGCAAGCCGATAAATATACCGCCGAAAGACATCGTTTCTGGAATTACTGATTATTTACAGAACAGTGTGCCTGATTTTTGGGAATCCAACGGGCAAAAACTGTATACCGAAGCAGTCGATAATGTATTGGTTGACTTTAATAAACAGCAAAATCAATCACAATCGGCGTTTATATCTGCATTAAGAGAGGCTGTAGTCAAGCCAAGCATATTGGGACAAGTAACATTTAATAGTGCTTTATATGATACTATTGAAAAATATAAAACAAGCCCGAATGCGCCAGTGGTTGCCGAAGCAGTTCCTGACATCGATTCATCCAAAGAAGCTCCTTTGGCAAGCGCTGCTCCTGCATCGCCAGTTTCTCCCTTGGCCACCGCTTCTCCTTTGACAACTGCCGCCCCCGAGCCGCCCGCTACTCCAGCGGAAACTATTTCTCCCGAGGTTAATGTTAATCCATTGGATGAGGCCAAAAAAGGAGGTCGCAATAAAAGAACCAGAAAAGTCTCCCGAAAATTGAGGTCAAGAAGAAATAGACCGAATCGGGCAAAGAGGCTAACGAAACGAAACCTTTTTCTCTAAATGTTCCAACATCTCCGGATTATATACCAGCTTACCCGTTGGTTTATAATCTTTCGTGTCTGTGTATTGTTTTTGTGGCTTTGCCCCAGTAGCACTTTGTCTGTCGCCCAACATAATAGAATTTACGTCCTCCTCTTCGTCTTGATCTTCCTCGCCCGCTTTCTTTTTGATATTGCCTTTTTCATCAAGCGAAATGCCAGTTTTCTTTTTAACCTCGTTGCGAACATATGACGGTATCCAGTCCTTCCAAGATACAAAGAGGGTGTTTGGGTGCATATAACGAACTGCAAATCCCTCTGCCTCCAACTTTGCTACTAAATAACCAGTGCAATCCGCGTTATCATATACAGGTTCTCCAAATATATATTCTGGAACATTAAACCATATATGAGTATCAACCGACCGACCCCGAGTAGTCGCCGTAATACGCTTATGCACTCGATTCAATAATTTATTATATATACTTAACTGCTTCAAATCGTGGCGCTGTTTTTTGGCGAACAAGTCATCAATATTCATCTTTTGAACGACATCGTCTTCGTCGGTTTGTAGAAAAATAGACATCTGTTATTACGAAACAATATATATCTCGTAAGAAAAAACATAGATGCATTTTACGTAATTATGCAAATGGACGAACAAACCGATACAGAAGTTACACCAGATAAACCAACAATCAAGCATATCGTATGTTCTGGTGGCGGTTTGGCTGGATTTGCATTTTATGGTGCAATAAAGGAGAGTCATAAACAAGGACTTTGGCAATTAGAAAACATACGATCCATATATGGGACATCGGTCGGTACAATCATTGCTGTGATGTTGGCATTAAAATATGACTGGGAAACGCTAGACGACTATTTAATCAAACGACCTTGGCAAAACGTATTTACATTTAATCTGTATTCTATATTGGACACAATTAATAAACGTGGTATGTTTGGTATAGAAATAATACAGGATATATTCTTGCCATTATTTAATGGCAAGGATATACGAATGGACATAACGTTGATTGAATTTTATAAACTAACCAATATTGAAATCCATATGTGCACAATAGGCATAAATTCGTTCCAGCTGATAGACATTTCACATAAGACCCATCCAGATTGGACTGTAATAGAAGCAATATATAGTTCGTGTGCAGTGCCTGTGTTATTTACGCCGTTATTTAAAAATAATGAGTGTTACTGTGATGGGGGGTTACTTGCAAATTATCCATTAGAGCAGTCCATCCGAAATGGTGCAAATCCGACCGAGATGCTTGGAATACGGTATAAAGGTAGTAACGCAGATGAATGTAATCGGAATGTTAGCCCCGAAACCTCATTGCTAGACTATGTCATTTCTATAATAAATCGATTAATTGGCATCGTACTAGACAAACAAGAACCGCACGCAATTGCTCGCGAATATTACATATGGTGTCCATCATTGTCTATATACGACCTAATAAATACGACAAATAACAGCGAACTAAGAATAAAACTAATACAACAAGGCATTGATGCCGTGAAAGTAGATAGTTAAGTGGTAATACAGACAATAGCAAATAACCATATTAGTTGCTATTCAAATCGTTTAATCAATAAGCATCGTATTGACAAACTGTTCCAATGTATGGGATGTAATTTTAGAATCGAAATCGATCGTCTTGCCGTCTTTTAATAACTTCACAGTTGGATAAGACTCGATTGAGTATGTATTTATTAAACTAGTAACATCGCTGTTCTCCTTCGTGCAATCGATATCTTTGCACCGTATCACGCGTCCGTTCATTTCTTTCTCGTTGTATTGTTTCTTGAAATTGTTCCATTCTGGCAACGCGGTTTTGCAGTGTGGGCACCAATCTACGTGAAAAAACATAATCTCCGCTTCCTTATTGCGTCGGTTTGCGTTTGCTACATTTGCGAATTTATTGTCAACCGTTTTCTTATAATAAGTTGCATATGCGTACCGTCCAACCACAACCGCAACTATTATGCAAATAACAAGTAACACATAGTTATAGTATGGGCGAAATAAGTTTCCGATAACTTCAACTACACCAGGCATTATATACATAATAATGATACATTATTTTACAGATTACAACGAAATTCCATCTTGACTAAACCAGTAAAATTTAGTAATAACTTTATTTATCCATACAATGTAAAGAGTAATAAAATGAACACGACGCGTAAGCGGCGACGAATGCCCAAGTTCGCGCCAGTTTATTCGCTAGACGAATATAATAGTAATGATGGAATGTTAACTACCGTATGGGGGCCTGGAATGTGGCATTATATGCATACGATGAGTTTCAATTACCCTGTGAAACCGACAAATGACGACAAGCATCACTACAAAGATTTTATGATAAATTTGAAAAATGTATTGCCTTGCGGCAAGTGTCGCGCGAATTTGCGTAAGAACTTTAAGCGATTGCCACTGACAATGAAGCATATGCAGTCGCGCGAAACATTTTCAAAGTATGTATATGATTTGCACGAATTGGTAAATAAGATGTTGGGCAAATCGTCTGGCTTATCATATGCTGACGTGAGAGAACGGTATGAACATTTTAGGGCGAGATGCGCACAGCCGATCAAAGCGAAAACGTGCAAACGTGGCAAAAAATTAGAGAATGGTTGCACCGAGCCATTGTATGGAGAGAAGGCGAAATGTGTATTAAAGATTGTGCCCCACGATGAAAAATGCGAAACTCTTCAAATAGATTCCAAGTGTGTAAAGAAGAAATTGCTGTAATGCATCCGAACAATTTAGTCATTTCGTCGGTGTAAAATATACGAACCATATATATACGATTTAATATAGATGGTTCAACCAAAACTGAAATCAGAGCCTATGCCAACCGTAGTTTCTGCGGAACCGGCACAGTGTAATCCAGATGATGAAACTTGTAATGCAAACGCGAAAAAGCGCGCGAGACATATTCCATTTTGGACAGAGAACCCAAATATATTGTTTAACCAAAAGTACTTATTTGAGTTTTTTCCAGTGGAAGATATGACATATGAACAAAAGTTGAATTCCGTAACCCGAACTGTCATATTATTAACGGTTGTGGGCGCTTTGTTGTCGCGCAGCATACGTACATTAATTGTCGGTCTGATTACCGTCGGCGCAATATACATACTGCATTACTATCACGAAAAAGAGGCAGCGAAAGTACAATCCAAGGCGTTAAAGGACGAGAGCAAAGAAGGGTTTGAAAGTCCAGCCATTGCATATTTAACCGAAAATAATAAAACTATACCAACCGATGCATTCTTGGAACCCGACACGAGCAACCCGTTTGGCAATGTTATGATGACGGATTACGATTATAACCCAAATAAAAAGCCCGCCCCCCCTGCATTTAACAATAAAGTGAATTCAGCAATTTTAAACAGTGCCAAACAGTTGGTAAATGAAGCCAACCCAGGACAGCCAAATATTGCCGATAAACTATTCAATGATTTAGGCGATAATTTGGCTTTTGAACAATCGCTGCGGCCTTTTAACTCAAATCCCAGCACCACGATTCCAAACGATCAACAGTCATTTGCCGAATTCTGTTACGGTAGTATGATATCGTGCAAAGAAGGCAACCAGTTTGCCTGTGCCAGAAATACGTCTCATTATACTAATTATTAGAGCAATAATTAAAGCTGCCCTCTGTAAATTTCATTCTCTTACTATACTATAATAAGTGAATTACAATGTCTTCTGTTAGTTCCTATCTCTTTAATAATGCAGGGCGTATTGGCGATGATGTCACCGATCAGTCCCAACGAAATGTATATAATACCAAATTCGCAAACCATACACTATCTAACTATTTTAGCGATAAAATGTCCAACGGCCACGTTAATTTCGCAACTAACCAGCCCGCTGTTATGTTTAGTGGCACTGCTCACGGTTCTGGACTAACTGGCTCGGTTGTCGATGCGGAGTCTATCTTGATGTTGAAGCCCGAGCAGGATCACGCGGTTGAGAAGCTGCAATTGTTCCAGCGTCCTTTTGCCACTGTTCCTTTTCTGGGACGCGGCAGCTGTGACCCCGCGGTCGAGTCTCAGTTGTTGCACGGCGAAATGGTCTCTGACAAGAAGAGTGCCTCTACCATTATGGATAAGTCGTTCTCGCAATATGCGCTGTATCCTACTGACAAGAAGATGGAAGAGCGCGTGAATAATGCAGCGAACTCGGTCGAAGAGGCGGCACTAGATGGATGGGTTCGCGGTGGTATGTCTACCCGTGAAATGTCTACCGACGAGATTATGAAGAAGAACAACAGGCCCAATGCGTCGTTTTAAATCTTCAATGGTGTAAACCCCAAAATATAAATACATACATATGTATATTTATGTATTTTCCAGATAAAACAGCAGATTTTTGCGTTGATACCAAAGAAGAGGCTGAGCCTACATCGCCTGAACCAGAAAATCAACTTATTGAAAGAACGGAAATGTTTGATATAGAGTCAGCAATAGAGTCCGCAAAAAAACCAGTCACTCCCATACCCCATCGTGGGTTTTTAAGTATAATGGACACCATGAACATTAAATTCGGATATAATGACGGCAAATTGTCAACCGCGTTAGACCTAATTTCCTTGTATCTAAAAGGTCAAAAGATGTTGTATTTAGAGGCAAAATCTTATTGCGAATTTTATCTATATCGTCTCATGATTCCAGCAATTTTTATTTCGTCTGCGTCGTCAGTGGTTAGTGGAATATTTTATGATAATACGACCGCTGTAAAGATTGTTTCTGCGACAAGTGCTGCAAATACAGTCATTTTATCGCTCGTAAATTTTTATAAGTTAGATGCGAAAGCAGAAGCTCATAAAATGACTGCATATTCGTTTGACCAACTTATTTCAGAATGTGAATTTACTTCTGGTAAAATATTGTTAAGTAATGTATCTGACAATAAAAAGGGAACCGATGCCGAACCAGTGAATCAATCCGAAAAACCAATCAAATATGATATACAATATGTTCAAAATTTTATTACGCAAATTGAAAAAAAAGTAAAGGAGATCAAAGAGAAAAATCAATTCATCATTCCCGATACAATTAGATATAGATATCCGACTATTTACAACAAAAATATATTTATGGATGTTATCAAAATGCATATAGACGAGATGAAATACTGTAA